AATCCTCGCGCAACAGGCGGGCGGGGCGGCGGCGCACGAGCCGATCGCGGACACGCTGCGGATGTGGTCGCGGACGCTGTATCAGGTGGCCTGGATGGCCGCGCGGCAATTCTGGACGGCGGGGCGATGGGTGCGCGTGACCGACGATCTGGGAACAACGAAATACGTCGGCATCAATCAGCCGGTGCGGGTGATGGATGAACTGGCGGCGATGCCGGAGGACCAGAGGGCGCAGGCGATGCAGGCGATGCAGATCGTGCCGGGCGATCCCAGATTGCAACAGGTGATACGGATAGACAACGACATCACCGATATGGATGTCGATATAACGATCGAGGAAGGTATTGATGTGCCATCGATCCAGGCCGAGCAGTTCCAGAATCTGCTGCAACTGGCGGGCACGCAACCGGGCCTGATCCCGCCCGAAATGTTGATTGCCGCATCGAATTTCAGGAACAAGGAAGACCTGCTGAAGATGTTGAAGGATCGCCAGGAGGCGCAGGCGCAGCATCAGCAGGTCGTCCAGAAGATGACGATGGACAAGGCCCAGGCCGACACCACGGCGACGCAGGCCAAGGCGGCGGCGGACTTCGCGCTGGCGGCGGAACGAAAACACGCGAGCGTCCACCACATCGCCAACACGCATCAGATGCACAACGAAATGATGGCCCCGCCCGATGCGCCGTCCGAGCCTGGGACCGTGGTGCCGCCGGAGGTGCAGGCCGCGCTACAGGACGCCGACATTCGCGGGCGTCACGCGAAGGCGATGGCGGACGAGGCGCGGGCCGGGGATTTGAGACAATCGGCGGTGGAGCGGGTGAACAACATCCTGATCGCGCGCCATAACGCGCTCGCGCCGCCTGAACCGCCGGGAGGAGCGGCCTGATGTCTGAGACACCCACGCAGCTTGACGCGTTCCTGTCCGGTGGCACCCCGCCGGAGGATGCGCCTCCACCGCCGCCTGAGAGGGCGCCAGAGGCCGCGCCGGACAGGGAGGCGGCAACCACCAGCGAGAAGCCAGCGCCCGCCAAGGCAGCCGTTCCGGAGCCTGAGGACGATGCCGAGCCGGGCGAGCCCAACCCGAACGAGGCGATTGTCCCCAGGTCGGCGTATGAAAAGGAACGTGCTCGCCGTCAGGATTGGAAGTCGCGCGCGGTCGCTGTCGAAACCGAGATGGCCCTGCTTAAAAAGCAGTTGGATGAGGCCAGGAAGCCGCCCGAACCACAGCAGCCGCCTGCGATGTTGGAGCCGATCGATCCCGTCCGCGATCCCGAGGGCTACACGAGGCGCGTGCGCGGCGTCGTGCTGAACGAACGCCTGAACACCAGCGAGATGATGGCGCTCGACAAGCACGGCAAGGAAGTAATCGACAAGGAAACAGAGTACTTCCAGCGCCGAACGCAAGCAGACCCGAGGTTGTGGAACGAACTATACTCTAAACCGCATCCGTATCAGTGGATGATCGACAACAACGCCACGGCGCGGCTGCACGAGGAAATCGGCACCGATCCGGCGGCGTACGAGCAACGCCTTCGTGCGAAATGGGAGGCCGAGCGGGGCGCCGAGCCGCCGCGTGTTTCCCCGGCCGCCGGGTTGCCGCCGTCGCTCGCGAACGCGCGGAGTTCGGCGCCGAGGGGGACGAATGGTTACTCAGGACCAATGAGTATGGATGATATTTTGAAACGACCTGAGCGGCGGCGCTGATGACCGGCACCGGCACCGAACTGCTGACCGAGATCGTCGAGGAGCGCACCCGTATGCTGGCCGAGGTCGAGCGGTTGCGCGCCGAAAACGCCACCCTCTCCGTGCGCGTCTCCGGGCTTGAAGCCGAGATCACCGTTCTGCGCCGTACGCTGGATCGCTGGAGGTGACCGACCTCGCCGTCATGACCGCCATCATCTACGCCGCGCGCCTGCAACGCCGCGTGCCGGAAAGTGAGGGCGAGAAGCGAGCCACTATCGCCGCGTCCCTCCATGATGCTAAACTGATACTGGTCGCCGTGGATGAGGATAACGCCTTGTTCATGGAGCCCACGCAGGAGCAACCGCCGCCGTCGCCGGGCAACAAAACGGGCGCTATCGCGGAAGCAACGGCAGTCCGTCGCCGGGACGAGTTCGGGCGCTGGACCACCACCGGGTCCGATTGATCGGTGTGACCCCGTCGCCGGGGGGACTGAGCGGGCGCTGAGCCGTCGCCGGGCTTTATCCGGGCGTCGCTTCACGTCCCCATCAATCCCCAGCGACAGGAGCCATTCAGTTGGCGGACATGAACGTAACCCCGGCCAGAGCCGGACTGACTCCCACAATCTGGGATTCCGACTTCTTTTCCGAGTATATTCGCAAAAACCAGTTCGCGCGATACATGGGCACAACCATGGGTAGCATGATCCAGGTGCGCGAGGATCTGACCCGCAAGGCGGGCGACACCGTCGTGTTCCCCACCGTCCGGCGCCTCGTGGGAGCGGGCGTAACTGGCAATACCGTTTTGGAAGGGAATGAGGAAATCCTCAACGCCCGGTCGTTGAACGTCACCGTCTCAGCGTTCCGGCACGCCGTCGCGGTCTCTGATTGGGACGAACAAAAGTCGGTGATCGATCTCAGGGATGCGGCGCGTGAAGCGCTCATGAACTGGGAACTGGAAAAGATGCGGAGCGACATCATCACGTCGCTCGAAGCCATCACCATCGACGGCAACGTGCAGAAATCCTACGCCACCGCGTCGGCCGCCGAGCGCAACGCGTGGATGGTCAACAACGCCGATCGCGTGCTGTTCGGCGCGACCAAGACCAACGCGGTGTCCGGCGTCATGGCGACAGCCCTCACGACGATCGACAACACCGCCGACAAACTGACCGCCGCCGTCGTCACGCTGGCGAAACGCATCGCCCGCACCGCCTCGCCACGCATCCGGCCCATCTCCGTCAACGATGACGAGGAATGGTTCGTCATGTTCGTCCCGAGCCTGCCGTTCCGCGACCTCATGCAAGACCCGGTCATCATCAACTCGTTGCAATACGCGTGGGATCGTGGTCGGGATAATCCGTTGTTCACCGCTGGAGATATTTTATACAACGGCGTCATCATCCGCGAAGTTCCCGAGATGCCGGTCATCGCCGACGTGGGCGCTGGCGCCACCGTGGACGTTGCGATGTCCGTTCTGTGCGGCGCGCAGGCTTTAGGAATTGCGTGGGCACAAAGGATGAAAAGCACAACTAATGTAAGAGATTATTCCTATTTCCATGGCGTTGGCCTGAGCGAGATGCGTGGGATTGCCAAGCTTCGTTGGGGCACCGACGTGTCCGTGGATACCACAAAGCCAGTGGACGCCGGTGTGGTCTCGGTCTTCACAAGCGCCGAGCCTGATGCTTGAACGTAACGATAACGCGGAGCCAGTTGCGTAATGTTGTTGGGTCCAGCCGATATGTTGTGGTATGAAGGCGAAGCACGGGGAGTGCTGAACACACTCTCCATGCTTCTGACCACAACAGACGAAGGACCGACTGTCATGGCTAAGGAATATACGCCCTATGCGGGGCGTATTGTCACGCGCGAGCAGGCTAAAGCAGAGAGCCTGCCGCACTTCTTCAGCGGCGAACCCTGTATCAGGGATCATTTATCGCAACGCTATGTCAGCACTGGAGCGTGCCTCGCGTGTCAGTCTATTTACCTGAAGACGACCAGGACCAACGAACGCGCACGCAAGGAATTAGACCCAGACTATCGAAAAGAGAGACAGGATGCGCAGCGCGTCAGGCGAGAGCGTTGGGAAGCTCTCCACCCGGAGCAGGTGCGGGAGCGCCTGAAGCTTAAGAATGCAACGGAGCATTCGAAGGCTTTGCGGAAGGCATGGGCGGACTCTCACCGTGAGCAGATCAACGCCGCGACTCGCGAACGGTATGAGCAGACGAAAGCTACTGACCCCGACAAGATAAAGGCTAAATGGACGCGTGACTATCAACGCAACCCGGCGCGCTCCATTGAGCACTCCCGTCGCTGGCAGGCTGCAAACGGGGAGCATATCGCCGCTTACCGCAAGGCCAACAAAGAGAGGATCAAGGCCAAGGAGGCCGAGTGGGCCGAACTAAACCGGGACAAACTCGTAGCCAGAAGGCAGGCGTGGCGCGCCCGAAACCCCGAGAAGGTGCTGAAGTGGCGTAAGGAAAACCCAGAAGCCGCCAAAGCCATCAAACTCCGATACCGGGCGTTGCTGGCAAGCGCCGATGGCAATCACACCGGAGCGGAACTGAAGGCCCTGCACAAGCGTCAGAATGGCAAGTGCGCTTACTGCCGCGAGCTACTGAAGAAGGGCTACCACGCCGACCACATCCAGCCGTTAAGCAAGGGCGGATCGAACTGGATTTCTAACATTCAACTTTGCTGCGGCGGTTGCAACGTTAGGAAGAACTCCACCGACCCCATCGAGTTCGCGCAACGCCTGGGCCGTCTCCTCTAACCGAACGGAGTAACCAACATGGCAACGAAACCACACGACGATGACGACGACGCCAAGAAGCGGGCCGCTCCAACAGCGACTCCCACCACCGCCGCGCCGGCCGTCCCCGCCCAACGCACGGCGGAACAGCGCGAACTGATGGCGTCAGCCAGCATCGGGGCGCAGATCATCCTCGATTACAACGGCGACGGCAGCATCGGCGCGCGCGGCGGCGCGGGCGCGAGCATCGAGGAAAACACGATGATCCGGGACGCGCACCTGATCGCGGTGGGGCTCGATCCGAACGCGCCGTCAGGGCCGCCGACAGGCGAGCCGTGGGTTCCCCCGGTGACGACCATGGCCGCTCCCAGGCACTCGGTCTCCGGCCACGCCACGCGCATGTCGTCGCTCGCGGCGGGCGCCATCGCCGAGCCGGGTGACGTTCCGCCGCCACCACCAGCGAGCAGGTAGTGAGCGTCCCCGTCTCAACGATCGCCGAGCGCGCATTACGGCGACTGAACGTCACCGTGGTGCCGCTCGACGACCGCCCGGTCCTCACGGAAATGGTCGCTGTCGTGAACATCGCCCTCGCCGCGTTGGTGGAGTTGGGCGTCATCGCGGCGGAAGAGTCGCCGTCCACCGCCGACCTGACGTTCATGACGGAACGCGTGGCGTCCGTTCACGCGGCCCTCGATGCTCAGGGGCTGGTTTGGTGGACCGGTGACGCCGTCCCTCGCGCGTTCGCCGAGGAATACACGAAACTGGCGGCTTCGATGGCGGCATCGAGCTTCGGCAAGACAACCGATCCCGCGCTCGTGGCACTGCTCGAGGGCCGTATCCGGCGAGGCGCCATGGGCATCTCATCGCACGATGTCGCCGTCGAGGCGGTGATGGCTGTTCACACGGATCTGGTCGGACGTGGCATCGCGCGATGGAGTTCCCAGGACATTCCAGAGATGGCCGCCATGCCATACGAGATGCTGGCGGCTTACGAACTCGCGCCGAAATTCCCGCCAGCGAAACAGGATCAGGCTGAGGTCGTGCAGGCCATGCGCTCGCTGTTCACACTGACCGCGTTGCCCACCAGTGGCGAGCGTATGGTCGCGGAATATTTCTAGTGATGATGGATGGCAACCTAGATGTTGAGCGTGTCTTCCAGGCGCCATTTCGCTCTGAGACGCTTTTTCTTCGCCCGCTCGCAGACGGAGCAATAACGCGTTCCCGCATAGACTTTGTCGTAGGGATGACCCAGCGAACAATGGGTCTTTTGACTATTGATGTAGGTGATGGTGGCGCTGTCTCGGAAGACGTTCTCTCTTCGGGTGATGGCCTGGAGATGTTGCGGGTTCACGCAAGCCCGGTTGCGGCACAGATGATTGACAACGCGATCCTCGGGCAAATCGCCATGAACGGAGAACCAGGCAACCCGATGCGCGCGGCGGTTCATCCGACGAAAATAAAACGTGCCATACCCGTCTTTGTCCAAGGGATCTTGCCACAGTGAGCAATCCCCTTTCCGCTTCTGTTTTGAGGCGAAGCGGGCCGCTTCCGCTTCCGTTAGGTATGCCATCGCGCACTCCGTCGTGGGACCTCAAGACACTACAAGGCCCGCATGGCTGTTGGCAATGCACGAGAGATTGTCATGGCGTATAAAATCCACTATTCGGACTATCCAGGCACCGATACAGGGCCGCCCGATCCGTTGCGATGGGTAGGTCCAACGGGGCCTCAGGGCAATCCAGGGCCTCCTGGCGAGGACGGCGCGGACAGCACGGTCCCCGGACCACCCGGAGCCGACAGCACCGTCCCAGGCCCCGCCGGACCTCCCGGCACGACCACGTTCTCCGGCCTGACCGGGCAGGCGACCTACGCACAGCTCCCCGCGTCGGTGGCGCAGGTGCCGGTGGTATTCGCGTTCAGCGGTAAGGCGGCGGCGAGCACGGCAATCTACGCGCCCATGGTCATGAGCCTGACGGTGCCCGCTTCACTGGCCGGGACGAGGATCTACAGCGGCATCCAGGCCACGGCGAATGCGACTTTCACGCTTAATCAGGTCTCGTCCGCTGGATCCGCGACCGCCATTGGTTCAATCGTCGTCACCAGCGCATCGCATGTCAGCGCGACGTTATCCGGCGCGGGAGCAACCCTTGCCATAGGAGATACTTTGCAAATCGTGGCGCCATCCAGTCCAGATGCCACGTTGTCTGATGTCAGTTTCTCGATCCTCACGAACAGGGTTTAAGGGATATGTTTCCAGCTTTTCCCCCTGGCCACTCTGTGAGCGTGTCCAATCGAAATGCCGTAGCGTTCGCTAATGGCTCTCAAAATCAAACCGCTGGACCGGATTGTCAGAACGTCGGCGTCGGAGAGTTTCGACTTCCAATGATGCGTTCCCTTTGGACGGGTGTCGTGTCTGGTCTTGTCGGCTTCGTTTTCTTCATGCGTCGCCCATCGAAGATTGTCGGAACGATTGTCGTAGATGTCGCCGTTCCAGTGGGCAACCTGATGAACTGCAGACGGCTTTTCGCCGTGAAAAGTTCGGCAAACAACAACACTAACTCGTCGGCATCTGGCGGGTCCAAGATTGAGAACGTGGTATCGCCCACCCTGCGGCACGGGTTTGATTATGGCTCCTTTGTAGAAATACCGTTTTCCGTTGCTATAGGTGATCCAGCGATCCAGCGACCGCACGCGCCCAAGGCTCGACGCTTCGTAATGCGGATGACCGGGCACCTCGCGCCACTCTTCGACTTCGTTTACAGGGGCATCAGCCATGTCGCGCTCCGAATGCGAGGTGGTCAGGAACTGGTGACAGGGGCCAACCTGTCACTGGTTCCGCATAGT